CAACGAGACCAGTACCTCCTGTGATTAATATTTTTGTTTTCATACATGGAATTTTAGGTACATATTCCTGTATTTTTTCAGTTTCATTTTCAGTTTCATTTACAGTTTCATTTTCAGTTTTGGTTTCATTTTCATTTTCAGTTTCATTTTCAGTTTCATTTTTTATAATTATTTTTTCTGAATTATTATTAGAGGGATTCATTTCTTTTTTAGAGACACTATGTGCTTTATGTTTATCTTTATTATATAATTCTTCATTTGTTTTTAAATCTTTTTCATTTGAATCTATACTTTGATTTTTTATTTTTTTTTTCTTTTCTGTTATTATCAATTGATTTAATAATTCTTGTAACTCTTTTTGTATTTCTTCTTGATTTTTATTAATTAATGAAAGCCATTTCTCTTTATCTAATTTTTCTTTAAGCAAATGATCTTTAAAATGATAATAACTATATAATTTTTCTTTTTGATCATGTTGATTCAATTCATCTAATTTAAATATTTTTATATTTTCATTTGCTAAATTAAAATTAGAAATAGTAATCTCTTTTTCTTCATGATTATCTAAATGAATAATAAAAAATTGTAATGTATCAGTTAAATTATTATTTTCTTCATTCAATGTATAATAGTTAAAGTTCATATGTTCAATTTGATATTTTTTATTTCCTTCAAAATCAAGTAAAATTTTAAAACCTTTAAATTCAAATGTTTGCTTATAAAAATGAATAAGCGGTATTGGTTCGCTTAATTGTTTTTTTTCAATAATATCAAAAAAAGATGGAAGAATAGAAATACCTTCTTTAGAAGAAAAATAAGTTTCCCATGAATGAAAAGATTCTTTTTCTAAATCTTTGAGTAATAAAGAACTATTAATCCACGAATTATTATTTTTAATGGATGAAATAAAGGAAAAATGATGCTTAGAATATAAATATTGATTTTGTAAAGAATTAGGTAAATAATTAATTAAGGGTAAAGAAAGATGATCAAGTAGAGAAAGAGATATATACAATCCCTGATGTTTACTAAAATATAATAAATAAAAAAGTAATTTCTTTAATTCTTGATCTTTTATTTTGTCATAAAAATAAATATTTGAATTAAAATTTTCTACAATAAATTCACGTCTCATTTGGTAATTAAAATTATAAATTGAAAAGTATGGATTTTGTGAATGAAATTTCATTATTTTTGGTATCCATATGTCTTTTTCACTATTTTCAATGGTTGTTATCAGTGGTAAAGACATCCATTCTTTTTTAAGACTTAAAGATTCATACTCTATTTTCAGTGGCTTTGGTAAATAAATTTCTATTTCTTTGATAGCAAAAGAAGAATTCCCTAATGATAAAATCAGATAGTCTTTCTGATGTAAATCATATAATTTAATTTTAAGGTCAGTACTCCATCCTTCTTCTTTATCAATGCGTTTTATATAAAAATAAAGTAAATCTTCATCAATATGAGATAAATGCAGAATAAACTGTTCTTTATCTGATGATTGAATTAGTTCATATTTATTTAGTAAATAATTGGAAATTGAATGACATGATGAAAAAAAGTAGCTCCCTATATAATCGGGGAAAAAAGAAAGGTCACTATTCATTATAGTTTCTATAAAAAAAATATAATAAAATTTTTAGAATTAACCTAATTATTGGGCTATATAAATTACAAGATAAAATTATTCAATAATAAATACTTTTTCATTTTCATTAGAAGAACCTACATGAATTATTTTCTTTTGACCTGATGATATATGAATACTATCCACGTGAATATCTAATGTCCATCCTAGATTACTATCAGTGCGCTTTAATATAAATATATTTTCTTTTAGTTGCATGACTGTAAAAGTATCTTGAAATTTTGATGGTGCAAAATAGAAATAATGACTACTTGTTCGTACAACATTTTTATAATAAAAACTTTTCTTTGACCATTCATCGCGGAAATTAGAATAATTATCTTGGTAATAATTTTTATAATGAGAAACAAACAATACTGGAGAATTATCTTTATTTTTATTTTTTACATTTAATGGTTGTCCATTATTTAAACGAATAAATTCATTATTTTTCATCAATTTTGCTTCATGTTTGGAAAAATGTTGATAGAATAATTTATTTCCAGTAGGTTCATGAATATCATTTAAATATTTATTTTCAAAAATATGATTCATGCAAGATTTAATTATTTCATATAGTTGTGGATTATTTTTTGTACACATAATAATTCCATTATAATAGGAGTTAGGAGCATCATCTTTACATAAAATTAATTCATCATTAGGATGAATCAATTCATCAAGTGAAATATTAGACAGAACCTTGTGATCTACATAAACTCCACCATGAATATAAAGATAACAATAACGGAAAAAATCAGCTTTAATAGCGCCGGGAATAATAGATTGAAAAGCTTTCACTACATCGACTTCTTCTTCGCCATTATCCTGATTTTTTAATAAAATATTTACTTTGTAATGTTCGCGCAAAAATTGAATACATCGACTATCATCAAAAAATACATACTCGTAAGATGGATTATGTTCTAGTAATGTACATATAGCATTATAGTGTTTTATATTTTTAATTAAAATATTATTTGTCTGCATAATCACTTTTGGAATTTTTTGCATAATAGAATCTTTCCGAACTAAGGTAATTTTAGTATAAAGTTCAATAATTTTATAATTTTCTTCACAACTTCCTATGGAAATAATTTGATGTGAATTATTTTTTTCATCATAAATTTTAATTTTTAAATCTATTCCCCATCCATTTTCAGAATCCATTCGACGTACAATTATTTGTGCTTTTTTAGGATTAATATAGTAAATAACAAGGTGAAATTCATCCTTCATCTTATCATTGAATATAGAATAATTATTAGTCACTAATATATCATTTCGCGGAGCAATATTTTCAACAATATTATTCACCATATAATTTATTAAAAATGTTTTTTTTTAATAAATTAAACTATTTAGAAATTTACATATGCATTTTGGACAACTATAAAAATATTTATAAATTATTTTTCAGAAATTGTATTCAAAATACCTACTTCATCCTTTTTAAATATTTTTTCAATATATAATTTTCCTGTGTTAAAGTTAATTCTTTTCTTAATTGACTTTTTATTTTCAAAAATAATTTGAAATTCCATTATTTTATTTTCATATGGGCAATTTTCATTTAGCATACAGATTAAATAATAGATCAAATTATTTTTTACAAGATGAAAAGTGATTGTTCTCTTATTTTCATTCCATGAGTCTTCGTCTTTTTTATTAAGTTTTATTGGTTGTATATTATGAATATAATTTTTCATAGGAAAAGAAAAAGGACATGTAATGAATTGGTAATTTTCTTTAGAACTTTCAAATGATGCACAATATTCTTCATTTGATGGATCATGTATAATCTGTAATTGATATAAAATACCATACAAACGATCATTATCTTGTTTTTTATAATTTTGTATAATTAATTGATTATTATCTAACATGTAAAATTTTATATTTTGACTACATTGACTAGGATATGTAGAAAGTATATAATCGTTAATTTTTACCTTATTTTGATAAAATAGTTGATGATTTCTCCATAATTGTGAATAATGTGCACTAAAGCTTTTACTTCCTGGATAATTTTTCGTAATTATATATTTTCCTTTAAAATGAATGGAAAAATCTTTATAATATTTATTATCACTACTTGGGCCATTATTTCCAGCAATATGTTGACATAATACATATTTTTTATGTGATAATTTTAGATCATGAAAAACTTCATATAATAAAGAAGGACCTGTTAAAGATAAAATAACAGGAACTCTTTCATACTCACTTTTTATCATGGATCCATAAATAGAATCAAACTGTTTTATTTTATAAATAATTTTCTGAATAGCGTGTAAAAATAAAGGATGTCTAGGTTCTGCACATAAAAAAGCATTAAAGAGTCCATTTTTATGATTATCTTGACATAAAATTAAGGAATCATCTTGATGAATGAATTGATGTAATGGTTTTCGCAAAAGTTGTTTACAATCAAAATAACATCCGCCAAATTGATACATATAACAATAGCGAAAAAAATCTGCTTTAAAAGCACCTGGATGTAAATAATCATAAAAAGATAAAATTTCTTGATCATAATAAGTTTGTATAAATTGACGACATTCTTTATTATTAAAAAATAGATATTCATATTCTGGATTTAATTCCTGAAAAGTATATATAGAATGAAGAAGTAATTGATTATGGATATTTCTTTGTCCAGAAGTTTGAATAATTGTTCTTGGAATTTGTTGATGATCTAATAAAATATTATTTTGTTTTAATGATTGTTGAACATATAAATGTACAATTTTAAAAGGATAAGATGAAGAACCAATAGAATAAAGAAAGGGTTCTTTCTTGTTTTCTAAATTTTCGATTTCAATTTGAATATTTTCGGACCATCCATGAATATGATTTAAACAACGAATTATGACTTTACATTTTTTTTCGGAAAGATAATAAATAACCAAGTGGAAATCATGATGATACGATTTTAAAATAGAATATTTATTTTTTAGTAATCTATCATTTCTTGGTTTTAAATTAGAAATAACTGTCATATTTTTATGATGAAAAAAAAAAATAAAAATAAGCATATTTAATTTATATTTACTAAATAATTTACCATTTCTTTAATTGATGAGTGATTCTTCTAAATGTTTTCGATAATGATTCCGACAAGCATAACTGCAGAAAATTTTATCATGCATAAGAAATGTTTGTTCTTTCAGACAATCTTCGGAACATACGTGACAATAAAAGTTAATTATATTTTTCCTTGATTCTTCGACTAAAGAAATAAATAACAATTCTTCTGTTGCTTCATCAGTACTATTTTTATGTTTAAGAGCAACTGGTTTTTTACATTTAAAATAAGAGATACATACTTGAAAATAAAAATAAATAGTTTTTGTTATACTTAAAAAATGAGAATACACATTCATTTATTATAAATTACCATATTTATTTTAAGTTTCTTTTCAAATAAATTGAGGTTTTGTAAAGATGATCTTAAAAATTAAAAATTGAAAATTGAAAATTTCTACTAAATAAAACTTTTTTATTTATTTTTTTACGAAAAAAATAATATAAATTACTAGTTAGAAAAAAACATCATAATAATACAATTAAAAAACATATATATCAAAAAAACTTTGGCATTATAATTTGCGCAATTTTCCATTTTGGAATGATTTTGGAATGAAAAATCTTGCGCGCTTTTTTTTGGAATAATCGATTAATGTATCGGATTTTACTTTTCATCTGAAAAACGTCTTTGCGTTTCATGTTTTGGCTGAATTTTTCGCGCAACTTTTTAGCGTTTGGAATGAAATGGAATGAAAAATCTTGCGCGCTTTTTTTCGGAAAAATCGCTTAATGTATCAGATTTCAAGTTTCATCTGAAAAAGCGGTTTATGTTTCATGTTTTGGCTGAAATTTTTTTAGAAAAAAACATGATACGCTATTGGGTCAAAAAACTCATCAAAGTTTTTTCATTTTTGATTTTTTGGGTCGTAATTTAGCTCTTTTTTTAGATTAGGTCGTAATTTAGCTCTTTTTTTAGTTTTCAAAAAAATATTTTTAATACAATAATTTAACATACATTTTAATAATTTTTTATAAATAAAATTATCGTTTATGGTATAAGTCGTAATTTAGCTCGCAATTTAGCTCGCAATTTAGCTCGCAATTTAGCTTTAAAAAAAAAACACTCATTTTAATATTTTAAAAATGAAAATGCAAAACTACTTTTTTTTATTTTTGCATTTTTAAAAATAAAATATATAAAATGCATTTTTTTTTTTCTCAAAAAAAAAGCTAAATTACGAGCCAAATTGCGAGCCAAATTACGATTTTTAACGTTATCGGTACAATTTTTTTGTACAAAAATATATTTTTATTGGTCTAAAATATGGTTAAATAAAAAAAAAGCCATATTACGACTTTGATTTAAAGACAAATTTTTATATATATATAGTATAAAAGGATCCTTTTACTATGGAAAATGTGTTTGAATGTGCACGGTGTGGTCATACTACAAATAAAAAAAGTAACATGATCGTACATTTAAATAAAAAGAAACAATGTATCAAACGCCTGGAATCATTAAAATATAGCGATGATGAAATTTTTTTAATGTCCACTATGCGTAAAAATGATAAGGAAGTATCAAAAAATAAATGTGTCTACTGTAATAAAAATTATAGTAGTAATAGTTTTTTACAAAAGCATATTAAATTTTATTGTAAAAAAAAAGGAAAAGATAGTAATCCTTCGATTTCTGAAAAAGAAATTAATTCATTATCGTTATCTAATAAAAAAGATAGTGATGAAATTAATGCTAAAGATGAAAATATTACTATCCAAAGTAAGGAAAATAAAATGAAGAATCATGGGAAAAAAGAAGATAATATAGACACTAAAAATCAAGAATTAGTACAATCATGTGATGATACTTCTGTTCCAACACAAATATCGTATGAATCCACAAAGATGAATGGACTTTCAGAAAATTTAGAGCAAAATAACACCATTATTGAAAATCAACATAATACATATAATACGATTAATAATAATATTTATATAATTAACCTTCCTAAGATGCCCATTTCTTTTGATCAAGAATGGGATACAAAGCATATTGATATGTATTTGAAGCAATTATTACTACTTACTGATAATAAATATACCGAATTACTAAAACAAATTCTTGAAAATAAAAATAATTTGAATGTTATTTTAGATAAAAACTCAAATATGGGATACGTTTATGATTCAGATAATACATATAAAAATATGGAAAAAGATGAAATTGTTAATTTATCAATGAAAAAATTACATGATGAATTAAATAAAATTAAAGATGAAGTTATTCAGCATTCAAAAATACCAATTGATATTGAAAATCAATGTAATATCATTGAAAATAAATATAAGGAATTTATCAATGATAAAAATATTAAAAATAGTGTAAATGGTTGTATAAGTGATATTTTTGATAAACGAAAAGAAGAAGCCCTTGAAATATTTAATCATCTTAATGAAGAAAATAATGATATGAAAATTAAAAACGAAGGTTATTAATAAGCGTCTTGACAAAAGTGACTATTTTTCTTGAAATAGTCACAAACACAAGATTTTCCATATGTATTACATTCTTCGATATTTTTTTGACTACAGTTGCAGTTTCGATCATCCGTAAATTTATTTGAAAATTTTTCAGTTTGAAGCATTATAATTTTATAATTTCCACATAAGAGGAGGATCATGACAATGAAAATAATAATACCAAAAATAAAATAAATATCCATTCTATTTATTTCTATATATTATGATGATATTTTTTTCTGATTATCTAATTTATATCATTTCATTTATTTTTGTTAATAATTGTTATTTTATTTATATCTGTTATTTTTATTTATAACTATTATTATTAATTTAAAGAATTAATAATAATAAAAATTATAATTAATTCATCATGACATCATCAGCTATTTCAATGAACAAATTTACATCTATCCCAAGAGCTCTTAGCTTAAAAAATACCACTTTTCGTGATAATGAATCTATCAAATTATTAGTTCATGGACAAACTGTTTTTTTATTTGATTTTTTAACATATGATCAAGAATCATGTACCTTTCAAATTTTAAATTCATCAGAAAGTGATGGCTTAGAAATAGCTTTTCATACTTGTTCTGTATCTGTGAAACGAATATCTACGCAAACAGAATATAAAGACGATAAAAATAACAAAGGATTAATTACCTTACAGGGTGCTTATTATTGGTTTAGCTTAGATAGTCAAAACCAACGATTTTGTGCAGGTATTGGTGAAGCACGTATTGATACATCTATTTATCAATATTTTTTCGAATATGATAAAAAACAAATAGAACTAAGAGAAGAAAATAAAACCTTTCTTGAAAGTTTAACGCAAATTAAGTTACTCAATTCAAATATACTTCCACGTCGACTATTACGTGATCCAATTAATCAATATATATCATTATATGTTAAAGATAAAGATGAATTATCAATGAATGATATAGCAGAGAATATTTATTTACCATCCTCTCATTTATCTCCTAGTGCTCAAATTTTATATAATTCAATAGCGGGTAAAAATTTTGTATTAGATGATGATGATTTCCCAGATTTTGCCGAAGCAATTAAATATAGTATTCAGACACCAGGTATGTGGTGTCATAAAAAATTAATTGAAAAAAGTACTGAATTTAATAAATTAAAACCAAATAGTAAAGAAACCTATTTACGTATTACATTAGGTGAAAATAATGGTGAATCTCCTGGAATACCCTATGTGATGGAAATTTGGCCAGTGGGGCACTATAGTCCTGTTCATAGTCATGCTGAATGTGAAGCCATTATTCGTGTATTATGTGGTTCCATTAACGTTTCTTTGTATCCTTTTTTGAATGGCGAAAATCCAACAGTCGATCCATTTGTGGACGCTGATTTTTATGAAGATGATGTGACTTGGATTAGTCCAACTTTAAATCAAATACATCAACTTAAAAATTTAGATACCAATAGTGATCCATGTATAACAATTCAATGTTATACTTATGATTTAGAAAATTCTAGACATTATGATTATTTTGATTATGTTGATTCTCAAGGAAAAATACAACAATATGAACCCGATACAGATATGGACTTTGTGGAATTTAAAGAATTAATGAAAATGGAATGGGAAAATCGCGTTATTGAAGAAAATCAAGAAAATGATAACTATAAAATACTAGATATGTTTATTTCTGCTTTCAATAAATTAACTGATATTTTGATACCAGATGATTTTATAAATTAAAAATAAATAATTATAAATATTATTAATTAATTAATAAAATAATTTTTATTTTATTAATTAGTATATATGATTGTTGTTTTAATTATAATAATAATAATTATTTATTTTATAATAACATTTAGTAATAAAAGATATTATATATATTATCCAACAATAAATTTTTTGTATCCAAATAATGAAGAAGAAGTAAAATTAGTTGTAAGTGCTACTCAAAACAGAACAATAGAGGATATTCGCTTTTTTGAATTAACAGATTCAAGTGTAATATATGCGTTTATGATGTTTTTACCTAAATTAGATCCTATAAAATTAAATAATGTTATTTTGAGTCAAAATAAAAAGATTCATTTATTGAAAAAATTTATCAATAGACCTAGACCCATACAAATTTCAAAAAATATAAAATTATTAAAATCTAAAACAGCTAATACGCCGTCGTTTCCTTCTGGACACGCAGCACAAGCATATATTTTAGCAGATTATTTAAGTAAAATTTATCCAAATAAAAAAAATTTATTTGAAAAAATTGCTGATAGATGTAATGATTGTAGAATTAAAGCAGGATTACATTATCCATCAGATGGAAAATATTCCAAGTTATTATTTTATAAAAGAAATAAAATTAAAATTTAATAATTTTCGCGAATATCTTTACCAACTGGAAATCGAGGAATACCTTCCTCGCTAAATCCAAAATATTTAACGGTTAGTTTTTTACCAAGATACTTTTCTGCATCTTGATATAATTTCATACGTTCTTCGTTAGTAGCACTCGGGCGTGCACTAAATTGAATTTTATCTTTTGTAATACATTCCCATACAACCATTTTTTTACCTTGATTTTCACTTCCATCATCAATTAATTCTGCATGATAACCGGTGATTTCAAATTCATCTTCATCGAAGCTCTTGAATTTTTGAAGATATTTTGAACGTTTATTAATTTCATAGGGACCCAATCGATCTCTTACCATTAAACCTTCAAAACCTTCCTGAACAAATTGGTCATGTAATGATTGTACATCATTGTGATCTTTGACCTTGATCGTTTCCACAAATTGAATAATTGGTGTATTATATTTTTTTTCCAACAGAATCAATTTCTTCATACGTTCTTCAAATGTTAAATCGGGATTATTAAGTGTTAATATATCATAAATATGATATTCAATCAAATTAATCTTCTCAATATCTTCAGGTGTAGCATGTTCTTTAGACTTCCGAACATAACCAGAAATTTCCTGAAACGGTATTTTATTGGTGTATAGTTCTCCATCTAAATAAACATTTTTACCTAATGTTTCCAACATGGGTTTCAATTGAGATCGTAATAAATCAAAGTTCTCAAACTTTATTCCCGTACGAGATTCCAATACAACATCGTTTTTATCATTTAAATAAGCAATGCAGCGAATGCCATCCAATTTACGTTGGACATAAGCGTATGGGTCAAAGGATATCTTAAAAGCACGGGAATTTTTATCATAAAGTGTGGGGTCAAATGTTTTTGCTAACATCGGACGGACGACAATTTTTTTCTCCTTTGCTTCTTTTTTAGAAGATTTTTCTGATGAATGATGAGAAGTTGAAGACGGTTCATACAACTCTTTCTCTATTTTATCATTCCAACGTTTCTTAGCTTCCATAATTGCTTGTTCAAGCACTGTACGTTTTTGTTTTCCTTTAGATATATCTAAATAATGTGGCGTAATCTTACCATCTTTTTGCCCATGAGCATAAATTAACTGATAAACGTCATCTTTTATTTTTTTAATTTCAATCGACCATTGGTAAATTTTACCATTTTTATCTTTGTATAAAATTGGATAATTGGGTATTGTTATGTCTGACATAATTGAGTAAATAAAGTATATTATTAATAATAAGGTTATTCTATTTAAATTCATTTGTGTGAAATAAATTAAATCATTTTTTTATTAAGGAAATTTTTTATTTTATGTTTCAGAATAAAAAATTAAAAATTTTTAAGGATGTTAAATAGTTAAATAATTAAATAGTTAAATAATTACATAAATAGATATAAAAAAGAGATAATTATAATAAAATATAAATTCTACTGAAAGTATATACTCAGCAGTAGTATATAATAAAAGAATAAAGAAATCAAAAGAATATTATTTAATAAAATAAAAGACGATATATACACTTATAAAATAATGGTGACCTCTTTTTTGAAAGAATATGCTTATTCATTTCAAGGATCTTTCCTCATTCAATTTTTAAAGTACTACTTTGTGTTTTTTCTAGGTTTTATGGTAGATAAAGTACTATGGGTAAAATTAAATTTATATAAACTTTATGAATATTACTTTATAGATAAAAAATTTTATGTCACAAATGTCAAGTTAGTCTATTATAATTTAAATAATCAATTAGTGACCTTTCCAGTCTTTGATTATTTAAAAAAGAAAGAAATAAAAATATATAACGAACAATTGTTTCGAACTATTATTGACCATTATGGAATTACAAATATAAAATTTAATGATGATACACGGTTTCTAATAGACTATAAAGTAAATAATAAACATTATCGTCTTTTTTACGGATATTATGATTTAGAAAAAAAAAGAAAGGAAAATATAGAAGAAACACGTGATTTATTATTACCTTTTTATGATAAAGATTATATGAATACAATGAAAAATAATTCATCGTTAAATAATTTATTACTTTATTTTCGCATGAATTGTAAAGATATAGAAACATTCCGCATTAATGATAAGGATTATGATGTATCCATTATTGAAGAATTTCTAGGACCTTACTATGATTTTGGCGTATTAATTAAAGGAGCTTTTAAAGTAAAATGGCTATTAGATGAACTGCAGATTTTTCAGTTTGAAAGTATAGAATGTAAATATTTGCAGTTATATTTTGATGAAGAAGAAGAATTAGATTTAGTTGAAAACGCAATTAAAACAAATGATTGCAATGCATTATTTATATCTAAATATACACAAAATTTATTGAATCAAAATAATCAATAATGAATAAAAAAAGAATATTTAAGAGTATAAAATCAAATTATATTTAGAATCATTTCTATATTTTATTATTTTTTATTGTTCAATAAAAAATATTATCCTATAATATATGTCTCAATATAATTATAAAAAAATACAAAATAATAATATTATTCCTAAAAAAAATAAACCTTATAGTATTAATGATTTAAATGGAGTTATGGCTAACACTGGACCCACAAGTCCATCCCCTATTAAATTTAATATGGGCAATGGTGTTCTTGGATCGTATGATAATTTACAACTTAAGACACCATGTCAGGGTGGATGGAGACACCCTCCGTGCGATACTCCCATTAAACCTAATAAATTATATGTACCACAAGGTACTCCTTTACCGCTGAAAAATGAAGTTATTTATGCCGAATTGCCAGAAGACAGTATGTTTATCTTTAATCGTTCTTATAGTAGTCCTGAATGTTGTCCATCCACCTTTTCCACGGATCGTGGCTGTGTATGTACAAGTCCAGAACAAAGAAAATATATTGGTCAATACCGTGGTAAAAATAAAACATATGGTAATTATTCATTTTAGATGTAAAATATAGATCATAAAATATAGATCATAAAATATAGATCATAAAATATAGATCATAAAATATAGATCATAAAATATAGATCATAAAATATAGATCATAAAATATAGATCATAAAATATAGATAATAAAATATAGATAATATATAATAAAATATTATATATTATTATGACAAGTCCCAATAATTTAAAATATTGTTCTGATTTAATCTATAGAAATCTAGAAGGTATTAAAAAAGATGGCACTTTTAAATATAGTATTAATTTTGATAAAAAACATTATATTGATACATACTGTCTTTTTAATGATAAGATTTCTTTTTTATTAATTGATCGTTCACTACCAGAAAATAATAAAAAAAATAATCAATTAAATAATAATATAGAAGAATTAAATATATTTAATAAGCAAGCTAAACAATATAAATCACATGCTAAATGGGATCATATTTCAGTAGGTGACTATTCGTATTTATTTAAAATACAATACGAAGAAAAGGTGAAAAACTATATTTATATACATGAAAAAATATTACCCTCATTATTACAAAAATATGATAAGCATGAAAAAGCAAACATACATAATAAAACTTTTTTAGATATTTTAACATATTATTTTTATTTATATAAACTGCAATTTTTCAAGACAAACAATCATAAAATTTTTGTTGTTTTATTTTTTGCAAATTATATTAAATTAATTAAAGAAGAATTATATGATAAATACAAAATAAATATTACGATGAATATTAAAAATTATCATCAATTATATTTATTCTTAAAAGAAAAAAAATATGTTTCTTATTATTATGATGTTATCGTAAAAGAAATTTCAAAAAATTATAAGAAAATACATAAAAAAGGTATAAGTTCAAAAAAAATTAATTTATTTTTAGAAAATTATGAATATGAAGATAAAAAATAAAATATTCAATAAAATAGATTTAATCTAAATTAGAATAATTATAAATATAATTATAATATATAATATTTTTATGTAATTATATATTATGGACGTAAATTATTTAATAGGATTACTCATTATTATTGCTTTTGCTTTATTGGGATATTCACATTATGAACACTTAAGTCAAGATATCACTTTCACAAAATCTGATATTGATGATAAGGAATATTTAGTACGTAATATGGAAGACAAAAAAGAAGCAGCTAATTTACTTGCCAAGATTCGAATGAAGTTAGAAAATTTAACATCTTTGATGAAGCAAAAATATCCGAATGATCCCAGTGTTATACGTTTAAATAAACGTTTTAATGCCAATAACATTTCTGAATCTGGAAAAGGTAGTCAATATACTTCATATTCTGTCAATAAAGGCGAAAAAATTGTCTTCTGTATTCGTCAAAAAGATACGAATGAATCACTTGTAGAAGAAAATACAATTACTTTTGTTGCCATTCATGAACTTGCTCATATCATGACAAAATCAGTCGGTCATACCCCAGAATTCTGGGAGAATTTCAAACGTCTTTTAAAAGAAGCAATTAAAGCCAATTTATATACAAAAGAAGATTATACGAATAATCCGAAAGAATATTGCGGAATTAAAGTCACTGATTCACCATTAGATGTCTAATTTATTTTTTTCGATAATAAAATTTATTATTTTCATTAAAATTAATAAAGTTTTTTTTAAAATGAGCGTCATTGAATTTTCTCATCATTTTTGTGAATCTCGCTTAACGCAAAATCAAGGACCCGAATTATGGAACGCTTATACTTCTTTATTTATATCCATTGTGCCCTTATTTTATGAATTACCCCGTAATAAAATTTTATATAATATTTCTACCATTTTAATGTTTAATGGAGTAAGCAGTTTTTATTATCATTATTATTTAGATTGGTATGGAAAACAAGGTGACGAAATATCAATGATAATCGCCAATTATTATGGATTATATGGATTACTTCGTCTATATTATAAATATAATGAAGAATCTCATGGATTAAGCCTTTATTATAATAATATGAATACCGTTTTTATGATTTTATTCATTGTATTAAATACAGATCCACGAAACGATTATTTATTTCCTTATATATTTACATTATATTTAGTACCTACAATAACATTGATTTATAAAGTAGGAAATAAATTTCATATTCCTTATCAAAGAAACTTAGGGTTATCTGCGTGCGGAGCATTTTTTTGGATTTTTTCTGAATTATTTTGCACAAAATTTACTAAATATGGTCATGTTTTGTGGCATCTTTTATTTCCGCTTGGGTTTTATCGATTAATATTAGATTATGATAAAGTATAAGTTAAATTAAGTTAGTGAAACATAAAAATATAACACAAGTATATTTTATTTTTTACTATTATTAAAAAATAAAAAGAAATTCAAAGAAAAAATATATGCTTATATATTAATTATGTCATGTGATATAAAAATTAATTCCGTTATTTTTGAAATTGAAAAAGTTAGTAAAATTATACAAATACCAAAAAAAACAGTACTCCATAAGGAATTATATATATTTATTGGAAATCCATTATCATTATCCATTAAAAAAACATTGGAATCTTTAAATAAGAAGGCTAAAGTACAAAAATCAGACTTGAAAGAATTAAAAAATACCTATCCGTCTTATTATGAATCTTGGATGAAAGCGTTAGAATCTATCAAAAGAAAAGAATATAAAGACGTTCAATTTATATTTCAGACCATATATTTAGACGATACTATTAATGATGTTCGAAAAAAAATTTTTGTGTATATTAGTAATGTAAAAAATAATAACTTTATTGTACCATTTGATCAAGAATTATGGATTGAAAATAATAAAAAAGAAAAAGAGATTATAGGTGTTTATTTTGAAAGTGCACAAGATGAAAAAATTAACATGCAGCCATGTGTTTATAGTAAGCCAGTAGAAAATAAACATTTTCGAATTGGACCAAATTATCGTATAAATACCAGTGAAAATAATATGTTATTACAAGATTTATTCGATTCAATGCATGTGAAAACAAACACAATTTATTTTACAGATTATCAAGATGAACTTAATTATTTGAATCAATACTACGGGAATAAAATTCCTGAAAAGATTAGTACCACCTTTTTACTTAAACATTTTCCTTTCCACAAAAAAGATAAAAAACAAGAAAATCTTTCCAAAATTAAATCCATATATCATGATATTAGAGATTTTTTTGATAAAGAAGAAAATTTTCATCAAGAAGAACGTAAATTACAAATAAAAAATCAATCAAATAAAAATAATAAAAACATGAAAAATAACAAAAGTAATTCAAAAAATAGTTCATTGTTAGGAAGCTGTAATATTATCAATGCACAAATTAAAGTGAATAGTCATCTTTCACATAAAAATAAGAAAGATAGTCTAGATTTATATCAAATTTTTGATTATTTACGAGAGAAAAAATTAGATATGAAAACACCTTTTATTAAGTATGGAGAAGATTTAACTGGAATTCCTGTATCTGTCACTTCCCGTGAAGCTCTCCAAAAAAATAGAATTAAGAAACAAACATTAAAAGACTGGATATTAAAAGATTTAACAAAAAAAATGAATGGTATCAGTTTAAAACGACATTTAGTAGATTATGATAATGATCCCCGTTATTTATCTTTATCCATTAAGAAAAATAATGAATTATTGATTCTTATGGCTTTTGAAAATAAAAATAATGCTTCTCTTAAAGAATTATCCATGGGAATTACCAATGTTCGGGAAATTATTAAAGAAATTAACAAGCATATTATTCCTAAAAAGGTAAATGAAATACAGTATATCGAACCTCCCAATGTTTCATTAACGAATGAAAAAACAAATAAAAGAAACAATAAAGAAATACATTTTTCCGAAAATACAGAAGTTAAATTCTTAAACATTATTATTCCTTTTCAAAAAGAACAATCATTTAATTTTAAAGATTTATATGAATTTTCTAAGAAGTTCCCTTCTTATTTTTTTGATGATAGTCAAAATAAAAAACAATCACAGAATTTTAATAATAATTTGGAATTACGATATAAAAAAATATCTGGATTTACGCCTATGAGTGATATTATTCATCAAATTGATATTTTAAAACAAGATAAAGTTCCCGAATCAGAAATTGTACAATATTTACAAGAAAAATACGAAAAAAGTAAAGAAGAGGCAAATAAATATATTCAAGAATGGATACGTAAATATTCCACTTCTTCATCATCTAAAATTGATTCTCATTTTAAATTAGGTAATAAAATTGAAATTAACAATCAAAATATTAAAGTAAGCGGAATTACTAAAGTCTATTTGATTCCTATTATTTATCAATTTTTACAAACATTTATGTATTTATACTTTCATCAAAATAAAAATAAAACTTCAAACCTAGTTATTCAAACAAAATTAAATCAAGAAGTGACTAATTTTAATAATTTTTCTTCTTTTAATTTGCTAAGTGTTCCTTTAAACATGACTTCTTTTAATTTATCTGAAGATTTCAATGAACCTAATATTATAAATGATAATACTAGGAATCAAATGAATGAAGAATTAAGAGATGAAAATAATAGAAATGAAGAAATAGAAAAAAATAATGGGTCAAATTTGGAAAAAAGAGGTATATTATCAGCTTCTGAAGTAGTACCTGAAATTTTACTAAAATGTAATGATCAAATTCTTAATAAAGGCACTTGTAAAGATGCTTGTGCCGATCCACGATATTTTATTCGTCGTTTACAAATGTATGACCATATATTATTCAAACCTCAAAAAGATAAAAATAAAAAATTAAAAGGTGAAAATAAACAAAAAAAAGAAGATAAAGATCGTTATTCTGTTAAATGTCAGCGTAAATTTCAACCTGTGGTCATGGATAGTGATCCTGAAAAAACCAAAAATGTTAATCGAAATTCTTATGAATATGCCATATCTTACACATCAAGAGAACAATTTCCTCGATGGTATATTTGTCCTAAAATATGGTGTCCTATTTGTGAAATTCCCATTGCAGAATCCGATATAAATGAAGCCACAATACAAAAAAAAGGATATATTATTGGATCCGAAAAAGATAAAGCCGTTTGTATGACCTTAAAATGCCCTTTTGGTGATCACCGAGCTATTATGCGAGAAGCACATGAATATTCATACCCCGGCTTTGTTAGTAATTATACAACTCCTGAAGGATTTTGCTTACCTTGTTGTTATAAATCGGAACAACGTCAAAAACCACAATATAAAAAATGTATGAAAATGAATAATAACATTGATCAAAATAAGAAGGATGATAGTGTTTATATTTTAGGTAAAAAAAGTCCAATTGATAATCATCGTTACGGCTTGTTACCTATTTATTTAAGTAAATTATTAAATACAAAATTAACGACTGGATATTTAGGATATAATAAGGGTTTTTTAAAAAAAGGAATTAAACATGAGAAAAACCGATCCTTTTTATCGTGTATTCATGATATCATTTCATGTTATACCAAAAATAATCAATTATCCTTGGATGATTTAGTGGAAACATTTATTGAGAAATTAGAGAATGACATTCCTTTATTTCGTAGTTTACACTATGGTAATTTAGAAGTCCTTTTTTATAATAAAAAATCGAAAGCGACTTCTTTAGAAAATTATATTTCCTATTTACGTAATAAAGAAGTATATATGGGACATCAATATTTATGGGATTTTTTACAAAGAGAAAATATTTTATTTCCCGAAGGAGCAAATATTTTTATTTTCGAAAATGATAATTTACTTTGTCCTTTTGGAGAAGACCTATCACAATTTTATAATGTAAATCGTAAAAATATAATTATATTAAAAAGTGGACATTATTATGAACCAATTCATTATTTAGAAGGAGATGGAAAAGTAGTATCGAAGTCATGTACATTTGATAGTTCGATGATCTATGTAAAAAAAATATATAATATTGCACAAAAAGGATGTCAAAATAAATATGAAATTGACTGGCTGCAAGTATTAAAAAATAATATTGAAAAAAATAAACTTCCTTTTTCCACACAGAAAAACGAAATGAATTATAAATTTTCGTTTGATCTTGAATTCGCATTACGACAAATATTACAGGCTATTCAAGATAAAAAATTAAATCATGATTACAAACCTAAATATCAATGTGTAGATAGTTATAATAAAGTATTTGGGATTGTATTACATAATCAATTTTATGTTCCTATTCAGCCTAGTCCATTATATCCTCAATTTAGTTTTGAAATTATTGAAGATCATAAAAAGATTCCACGTTTATCGTTTAAAGATAATTTAAAAATAATTAGTCAAATTAGCAAACATACACAATTACAATATTTTTACGAATCAAAAATTCTTGACTTTTCCTCAAAAAAGTATATTGTGGCACTCGTCACAAATACAGGGCGTATTGTTCCCATTTTAAATACTTCTAACAATGATAAAACATTGTCAGTTAGTCCTTTGAATTACTACAGTGATGTAGATGAAAGTTTGAGCAACCAAATTGAAATGTTTGATGATCGTGTGGAAAAAATAAATAAAAAGAATTATGAAGATGAAACGTATAATCGCATGCGCTTTGAATTATCTATTTTTATTCATAAAAATAAGACTTATTTAAAGAGAATCTTGGCGATTATTTATAATGAAAATAATAACAACAGCAACAGCAACAGCAATAGCAACAGCAATAACAACAGCAATAACAACAGCAATAACAACAGCAATAACAACAGCAACAGCAACAGCAATAGCAATAGCAATATAAACAATAATAGCTACAACAATAATAATAATAAATTAAATGAAAATAGAAAAAAAATGTACCAACTATTGAACGAAATTTTTAAAAATATAACGTCTCAGAAAAAACACACAATTGATTATGATGATTATATTACGCCCAATAAACGTGTGCCATGCTTTTCTCGAAATATTAAAAAAGCCCGATTATCAAATAATTCATCCAATTCTAATAATGAACAAAGTATTTTAACATGTGAAGATGATCCCCATTGTGTGATTGATAAAAATAGTTGTAAACTTTACATTAATAAATATAATTTACTGGATATTTATAAAGATGTGGAAAATTATAATTTTTACATTAGTAAAATTATGGATGAATTACTTCGATTTAAGATTAAACGCGAAGAAATTCTCAATAATGATATAAATAATATCATCAATAAAAATTATATTCCTGAAAATAATAATAAATATTTATTGGTAAAAACATTGGATGCTGAAGATATTGAATACCGAATTAACCAAATTTTTTATGATAATAAAGGTGTATTCATTGATAATCGTCCTTTAATTGAAGAATCTACAACTCGTGAATATGCTTTTGATAAGAGTTATTATCTACTAAGTAAAAATAATATTGTCAATGAATTTAAATATGATGAATTATCAGGTTATTGGCAAAAATACCTTAAAGATTTCAAAGTGAATACAAAGCAGAATAATTTATTAGAACAAGTGCTTTTCGCCATTCATACAAATAAAAATGTGTATAAGCAAAATAAAAATTTAACCATTCAAGATCTGAAAAATGAAATTAGCAAGGAGATTATTTCTTCTATAAAAAATAAAAAGAATAAAGAAAAAAATAATGGTGAGCAGCATATTCTTAATAAATACCGCTCTTTCTGTGGAAGTCAGGATTTAAATAAATTAGTTTCCATGGAGGAACTCATCCTTTTTATTAAAAATCAAAGTTATAACGGATGCATTGTGGATTTACTTTATTTATCGAAAATATATTCATTAAATATTATTGTATTGGATAAGCGAAAACAAAAAGGAAAAGATAATAAAAAGATTGATTACCAACGTTTCTTGGATAAACAATCTGATTATTACTTATTATTATATCGATCTCAAATTGGAACTACTAGTTTGTATAATTTAATATGTAAAAATAAAATTTATATTTTTCATAAAAATCAAATACCCCCCGAATTTATGAATCATATTATTTTGTCTTCGGCAAATAAAAATAATAACAACAAGTAAATAAAGTAGTGAGTATTATCTGTTTAATTTCATGAATTTCATGAAATTTATTTATTTCTTTATTTTCTTCTACGTTTTCTACCAAATTCTTAATATTTTTAATTTTTTCTTCTTCATTATTTGAATAAAAAGGCGATTCATTAGTATGATCATTCTCCCTATTTACATTATTCACAACATCATCATCCACATCTGCCTCTTTCATTGCTATTTCCTTTATATTTTTATTGAAAATTAATTCTGTATTTTCTTTTACTTCATCTTGAGTATTCATTTTAATAGGTACATGAACTTCTTCTTGAATAATTTGTTTATTATTAATAATTTCTTCATGATTTACATTATCTTCTTCCAGCACATTATTCTGTTGTTGATGGATAACCTTATGAATAATATTATCCATTTCTAATACTTGCTGGATATTATTTACATAATCTTCTTCACTACTATCTGAATCATCATCCTCCTCATCGTCACTATATTCTTGATTTACAATACTTTGATCTGAGCAGATATGCTTTTGTTTCTTTTGTTCCCATGTGATTATTTCATCATCAGGCTTATTGTAATTGCTTGTTTCTTCTTCTTGTGCTCCGAATTGTTTTTTGATAGGATCCAGTAAAAAATCATAATTTACAAAATAAAGTTTTTTGAAAATAATTGTTTTTAATTGAAACTGGAATATTTTTAAAACAGCATTTATTTTATTGGGAACGTAAGAAGTAAATTCTTCATATTTAATTTGTTTTATTGGAAAAATATCGTAAAAATCAAATAAATAAATGTCATTTTTCTCATTTTTAAGAAATAATTGCTTAGCATCATCTATTAAATAAATAATTACATAACTTTTGCTATTTTCAAAGAAAATAGTTTCTACAATAACAAAATGTTCAAAAAAATAAATTTGAAAATCATTATCAATTAAAAACTGTTCGCATTTTTTTAATTTTACTAAATTATTTTTAATAATACCCAGCTCAATTTTATCCGAAAATAAATGAACTCCTTCAAATAATTTATGACCCAATAGCGTATGTCCACATAAAAAATAATCAATATTATAATGTTCAAATAAATCGTTTATAAATTTAATCATATATTTGTTGGAAATTAATATTTTTTCATGATGGGGTTGCACACGTATTTTAATATTTGATTGTAATGATATTTCATGGGAGATTCCATTTAGAGTATAATTATAATTATTTTTATTCATATTAGAAAAATTAAAATTAAAATACTATATATAAGATTATTACTTAAAATTTAAATATATTACTAATATAAATGAATTACCATATTTTTGATAATGAAGTTAAGAAAAAAGAAAGTCCCTTTTCCTTACCTCAAGATGATTTCTGGCGGCCTAAAATGTCCAATGACTCCAAGCCATTAAATAATAAACATGAAAATTATATTTTTGATAAAAATGCCAGTCTTTTCTATGAACAGCAAAAAATACAACAAAATCAATATCAACAATATAATCAACAGCAACAACAACAAAATCAACAACCTTTCCATGATAATTTTATGCAGCCATTAAGTACACGTCTAGATCATACTTCGTATAGTCCAGAATCTACCTTACCTAGTTTTCAAAATTCACAAAATAATAGCTATAGTGTGCAGAAATCCATGCAAGATAATCAAATATCTAAATCCATTATGACAAATTTTGAAACGTTAAATGGACATCAAGAAGTTAATCATTTCTTGGAACGTAATCCGGTGAATACACGCCGTGATCAATTAGAAAAAATACGTAATAGTGATCGTAATCACTTTCTAGAAAAACAAGGTGGTAATTTACATAACTTTGCTGATTTTCAAACACAAAATACTAGAAAAGTTCGCAATGATATTAATACCAATAGTTACGTACCGATGGGAAAAACCATGGCAATTCCAAAAGAACATTTATAAAATTAATGGTATTTAATTGTATTCTATAGTATTCAATAATTCTATAGTATTCAATAATTTAATCATTTATTAATTTAATTTACTCATTTAATTTAATGATTTAATTTAATCATTTAATTAATTTTTATTTATCTCAAATAATTTTTCAAATTAGAAAAATTATCTGCGTTTAATATAGATATGGAATCTAAATTCAATGATATACAGGCTTATTTAACAAACATTATTTCTTTAGATGAATATACATCAAAGAACTCGGTTAATAAAGTGAAAAAAGACCAATTATACCGTAAAGAGGTTCCTTTTTTATTTTTAGAAACATTATTCGAAGATTTATTCGACATTAAATTAGATGAAACAATAGAATATCATTTTTCAAAAACAACACTGACAAATCGAAATGCCCATCAAATTATTCAGAAACATATTGAAGAATTAAAATCATATTATATTCAATGTAAACATAAATTATATTTAGAAAATTTAAATGAAAAAAAGATGATTACCTTATTAAGGCAATTGCTTCGCACGCATGATTATGAATTAAAGACCAAAGAAAAATACGATAATGGTAAGAAATTTTTATTATATACCATTTCCAGAAAAAAAATAAAATTATTAAAAAAAATAAATTCCTTCATGAATTTTGATTAAATGATTCAAAATAAAAATCCAAGTCTATAGTAAGAATAAAAATGGAATTTTTAAATTTATTAAATCCCAATCAAGAACAAAATACGGAAAAAAGCCATTATTTTATTGGAAATGTTTTGGATAATAAAAATTTAATTATAAAACTGAAAAATCTCAATAAAAAAATGAAGAAATCCTTTCAATTACAAGAGTCGCATCATAATAATTTATTTACATCCAATTTAATTTATTTAGGATATTTTGATTATAGCACGGCACAAGTATATATGAATGATATTTATCAATATTTATTAACATCAGTATCTAAGAAATTTTCGCCATTAGATTGTCAAATTACTAATTTTAAAATTGATCGCGACAGCACCTATTTCAAAATTGCTTTACAGTATAAAGACCAACATGATTATTTAAGTCAAACAATTATTCCTTATTTATATCAGAAGGGTGTTGTTCCGGTATTAGGAAATAAAAAGTTTGATCGCCGTGGTACTATTGATTGTATATTTTTCAAACACTCCAACATTATTAAATCGAAAAAATTTCGTATTAAAATGAACGTACCCACTGATGAATTCGTAATCCAAAACTTGTGTTTAATCAAAGGGACTCCTGTTAAATTACGTAGTGGAACGCCTTCTATTCATGATCAAATGACTTACGAAGTAATGAGCGAATATAATTATCCCTTCCAAGGAAATTTAGGATCGAATAATAATGTCTCTTCCCTGATGAATCAACCACCTCCAGCATTATCATCTAATCAATCGAATAATAATATCAATGTGTCTAATATTCCTTCGTCACCTTTTAATGCAAATAATAAAAATAATTCTAATAAAAATACTTCATCGAATAATAAAAATACTTCCAATAATACTCTATCTAATAATAATAATTCCAACAACAATACTACCCCCAATAATAAAAATAATAATTCTAAGAAAAAGAATCAAGGACTCATGAATTTATTTCGTTAAATAATCATAATTATAAAATAAAATATTGTAACCATAGCTTATATGGATATGAAAAATCATATCCATATATATTACTATAAAGGAATCATTATTCTTAAAGGATATTTATTATTGTATTTTTCCACGAATTCACTTTTTCCTTTTTTTAGCACAAAAGTAAGAAATAAGTTTATAAATTAGATAAAGTAATAAAAGTAGGATTCCTAAAATTAGTAAGAAAAGAACAAAAGAGAAAAATTTCGCATAAAAATAGAACCAATTAAACCCAGGCTGTGGTCTTTTGTCTAATTCCAATTGTTTAAAAATATATAAGAAAAAATGCTTCAATCCTAAAAAGGAGGGCCAGTTTTTCTGATTCTCCGTTTCCAAGAAAACTTGTGTACATAAGGGTTGTCCATATACATATCGTTTCCAAGAAGAATTGGTGTAAATGTCCCAGTCCATAAGATGATTATGATTTTTGGCTAATGTTTCTTTCATAAATTGCGGGGAATAAATCATACATTGTGTTCCGGTAGAAGCAAATGAATAATAAAAAGATTCATTGATCGGAAATACAAGGAGTGGTAAAGAACCGAGACTTAAGCAATAAGATTTTTCGCGATGTTGGTGGCAAAATTCATTAATTTTGGAAACATGTTTCAAATAAGTAATTTCCTTATCAAAAATAAAATCGTCTTCCAAGACCATGATCGATTTGTAATTTTGTTTTTGGGCATGTTTAAATACTTCAAAATTAGCGTGAATTAAATCAATGGAAGGGTTCTTTTTTTGTAATGGCTTGGAACAAGATTTGTATCCTTCGTTAAAGACAACATAAATTTTCTTAGAAGGTTTTACTGCACTCAATTGTTTGTATATATTATGGAAGCGCCCTTTGTTCTGCATGGTTAAGACATAGGTGGCGTCAATGGATTTGTCAAATATTCCATATTTGAAAGTGAGTTCTTTAAAATGATAACAATGACTCATTATACTATACAATGAGTTATTTTCTAGGAAAGATAAATGCGATTTATAATAAATTAGAAAGTTGTTTTCTTTTTTTCACTAAATTCTGAATGGATGATTGAATTTGGAATGCTTGATGAAGACTTTCAAAAAAGTCATCTATTTTTTGGAAAGTATTTTTTTGAATTTCAAGTATTGTTAAATAATTTTCTATGAGTTCAGTATCATTTTTGTAGATTATAATTTTATTATTATTGTAATTGTTGTTGTTCTTAATTTGTTTAAATTTTTCTTTATACTTACTTATTAATTCTTTATATTTATCGATTGCGTTTGATGATATTTGAAGATAATTTTTTAATTGTGTATTATTTTCTAAAGGTTTTGTTTGTTGAAATAATTGGTCTAAATAATTTTGATTTTTATCAATTATAATCATTAATTCATTTTTATAATTGATTAATTCATTTATATTTGGTTGAATATTTTTTATAGAGACTAATTCAATACCCTTAATATTATTATTATTATTATTCATATGAGATTAATAGTCCTTACTATAATGATAGATAAAATAGTGGAAAGGTCAGAAAAAATTATTTAGGAATTGGATACTGTAAGATTTTTTTATTTAAATGATAATGGATTCAATGCTTTAAATGTAGCTACTTGAGAGGAATTCACTTTTTTTTTTTGGATTTTTTTGTTTCAAATGTATTATATGCGGTATTATAAATGGATTTAATTGTATTATTGGATAAATTTTTTAAAGATACTTTGGGGCTTGATTGTGATTGTCTTATTTTAGAAGCTGTTTTTTTGTTTTGACCAATTAGTTTATTAGTTGATGCTAAACTTTTTATATAGTCTATTTGTTTATTATTTGGGCTTTTTTGTATATTTTTAGTTGAACTAGCTACCACGGGTTTTGGTACCAATGTTATAGCACCACTTTCTCCTGTAATAGTAGCCTGCTTATTTGTACTAGCTACCATGGGTTTTGATGATGCTGCACCACTTTCTCTTGAAATATTCTCTGAAAGTTGTGTGGTACTTGCTTTTATATTTTTAATATTTTTACTATTTATAGATCTACCCTTATTATTTAAATATGTTATTTTACCGTTAATATTTTTTTTGATAGTACCGTTTATATTACCTTCTTGAGTTGTAAAAGTTACATTAGCACTTGTTTTATTTTCAAGTATAGTTGACGCTTGGTTTTCGATATATTTAAATGCTTTTGATGGTTGTGTGGTTACATTACTATAATGATTTGAACTGTTAAATGTTATTGACTTTTTTTTAGCTACCACGGATTTTTCTTCTGAATTTTTCTGTAAAGATTGTGAAGTTTCGGTGTGAAGAGGGGTAGCTTCATTATTACTGTTAGATTCGTTTATTTTTTTTGTTCCTAATAATTGGCTTAAAGAATTCCTCATAGTTGTTAGAGCTTGTTTTTGTTTGGTTGTTTCCCCATTCATGGTATTAATTGTATTTTTCATTTTTTCAATTAATTGATTTAATGGAACAGTTATAGCATTATTTAAATTTTTAGTATTACTAGTCAAAGCTTTTAATTCATTAATTTGGCTATTTATTTTTTCAACAATAATATCTAAAGCATCTGTTTTCTTTTGTATCGAAGCGTTTATTTTTTCAATACGATTTTCAAATGCACTATTAACACTTGTTTTATTAGTTGCTAAATTATTAGTTACTTTCTTGGCAAAATTATTATTAAAACTAGTAAAGGCAGTTGTGGTATTATTTACAGTAACACCTAAAGTTTCTAAATTAGTTTGTAAAGCAGTAAATTGACCTTTTAAACCTTTAGTATTTAAATTATTAGTAATTTTTTGTTTTTTATTTGTAAAATTTTTATAAGTATTTGTAATACTGGTAATTTTTTGATTAGTTAATTCATTATTTTTAACTAAATTATTTTTTAAAGCATTTGTCGTTTCTTGTAAAGTATTTAACATTGTACTTAATTCTTCTTTTTTCATATTAAGTGGTTCAACAAAAGTAGAATTTAAAAAAGTAGGTATTTTAGTAACCATTACTTGTTTTTGTGTATTTATTCTTTTTTCAAAGTTTGTTATAGAAATATTAAGAGCACCTTTTAAATTATTTAGTACATTATTATTTGAATTACTTGTATTATTACCTAATAACATATCTTTATTTTCTTTAGCATTATTTAAATTATTTTGTGCTCTCCCAAGTAATGCTACAAAATTTTTAATATTCTGAATACTTAAATTGCTTATATATTCATCTGACAAACCTTTAAATTGATTACGAATAGTTTTAATTTGGTTTGATAATTTTCCAATCATGCCCTTTATCTGTTTATCATTAGTTGGTTTATTTTGAATTTTAGTTATATTTGCCATATTTTGTTTAACTTGATCTCCTTTAATATTCCCCGAATTACTCATTTTTATTTATAATTTAAACTTAGAAAAAAAAATCCTAATTGTATTTAAAATTATTTTCCTTAGATAA